TTCTTGCAATACAATCTCTTCGCCAGTTTCTGGGTCATTGATTACCTGTCTTGCAGGACATTTGAAAGCAATAGGTCCCCACATCTGCTGCATCTCCAACTCACGGAAATCAACAAAGCCATAGTTAACACCAGTTGGTGCGCCTACATCCTTAGTCAACACAATGTGCGGTCTGCTAAACATATATGTATCAGATATAATTAAGTTATCAGAGTTGTGCATAATCTTTGGATGAATGTTTTCTTCCCTTTCATAGCCATCTTCTGCAATACGCTTAAATCTAATACTAGGCATATACATCAGCTGCTCTTCAACTGCATCACGATAGTCACGCCTGTTGTGCTTCTTCACACCAAATGATACTATAGTCTGATTCTTTGCATCTGTAGGTACATAGTGCACTTTCGTTCCATCGCTAAGTACAATATGTGGATTAGGCTTACCAACCTCTGGGTTGAATGCAGGTACAATAAAGTCTGTCTTGTAATTATAACAGTTCATCTTAAATCTCTTACCATTGTGTACAGTTTCTATAGTGTAGAAATCTACACCAGTTGATAATGCAACCTTGGCACCAAGACCAAACGCACCGAAGTTCTCAGCTGTGTTACGCTTAGTTGAATAACCAAGCTCAAGCACACCTTCCAAACGACGTGCACCAATACCAACACCGTGGTCATGTATAGTAACTACATCGCAGTATCCTGTTCCTTCATTCTCTTTGTATGTAATTAGTACGTCATTGTTCTCTGTGTCTAGATGATCTAGATCGTAGTAACTTATATCAAAGTTACTATCACTATATTGTTCACCATGGCGTTCAATATAATAGTCTTCAGCTTTTGCTTTACCACTTAGTATCTCTATAGCTATCTCTTTTTCACGCTGAGCATCGGCACCATTGGTAGCCAACTCACGCACTGTAGATGGGATAGGTGTAGAGTACTGTGTAGACTGCAAAATGTCAAAGACCATTTTTTCTGCGCCCTTGTTAATCTTCTTAGCAAGGCCTTCAGATCCTTTAATCTGTTTGTCAATCGTTTTTATACTCATGTCTGTTTATTTTACTTTGTTCATGTATTTCATTTAATTCACTAGCTAGTGTAGAGTACTTAAGTTCCTTAAAGAACTGTTGTTGTACATCTCTAACTAAGATGAAGAACTCCAAACCATATACAGGTTCAAAGATTCTATCAAACTTTTCCAAGTCTTCAAGGTATCCAAATGTATTGTACCTTGTTTCTTCGTACAGCTTAGCAAGCTGCCGCTTTGTATCTGCGGGACCTTTAGACATATCAATCCCAAGCCCATCCAAACGGAGGAGCAAATCATGTGTGTATTCCATAAGTTAAAGTTGTTTAATTAATTCTATTGTTTTGAGAACCTGGCCTTGGTTCTTAGGTAGATATAATACTGGAGGATTCTCTAGCTGCATAAGGTGTTTCTTAAACATCTTCCATTTTATAGGAAAGACATCATTAGCAAAACCTTTTACTTCTATAATCCATTTACCATTAGGATCTACAAAGTCAGGAGTATATGTAATATCTCTAACTTTATAGGTATTGTTGACATAGCCTTTTGTTTTATGCGGTTCGTAACACGCTTCAGAATAATGTAACCCTTCTTGTAACACATATTTTTTCTTTTCATACAGAGATTTTATATCTGCATCCTCTAACTTCTTATACGTAAAAAGTTCAAGCTTAGACCTGAACTTAATCCCTTTATATACTTTACTAGTAGCGTTTCTTACTTTTTTATTCTTTGGCTTTCGTGTACGTCGTTTCACAATTGTATGTCTATCAATGTTTTTAATCCTTCGGTGCTTTTAAATTTAGCAATGTAATCTGATAAATCTTTTACTTCATAATCCTCTGGTAAATAAATATTTCTCATTGGATAATATTTCTTACAAATCTTTTTAGCCATCGTCTGACCAGGATTGTTAGGATTAGTAAAATCATTATCATAGAACACCGCAACTTTTTTAAATCTCTGTCTCAGCTCCTCTACTATTTTACTTGTCGGCATTTGCATCTCTGATTGCATGGCAATTGCAGGGATTCCCATTTCAAAAAGACACATAACATCTTTAAGGGACGAAGTAATAATACAAAGGTCACCTTCTTTAGGTAACTGAGCATATCCTTGAATTTGTTTAGCGTTGGTATTGCTCATCCACTTTACCTCTTCACGAGGAGAGTAGATCTTATACTTATTTCCAATCTTATATGCATAGCTTAGCTTGCATGTAAATCTACTGTCATTAATCCAGTAGTGAGAAATAGGTGTAACAGCAAACTTAATCAAAGTTTTCTTACTAATCAAATATTGGGACCAAAAAGCTGCATCTTTTCTTTTCCATGACCTAGTCTTCTTCTTAATTATAGTTACCTTTTTATCTTCTACTTTAATATTAGATTGATAACCAAGATAGCCACGAGTAAACTGCATCTCTTCTTTGCGCGACGAAAGATTCAAACCAAAATCATTGTCAATAATTCTAAGTGCAGAGTAAAAACTACAGTTGTATGCAGCCATTACATATCCAAAACAATCAAATGTATGATCAGGATGCGCAAAGTCTTTATACAACAGTTTACCTTTCCAAAGAATAATACTGACACCTGGTTTGTTATCTTGCCTAAGCTCACTACAGAAAGATTTACCAAGTTGTTTAAAAGAACTACAGTAGTATGCAAATATATCCACCTCACTAATCTTTGACAGTATTCTTTCAACTGTCAAGACATCTTCACTGCTTCTACTTTTAATCATAAGCTTGCAAATGTACATAAAAAATGGGGAGTTGTTAGCTCCCCACTTCTTATGGCCATACTACTATAATGTTAGACCCAGTCTTCGTCTTCTGAAACATTGTCAGAATCCCCATCTGGAGTCACTACAGATAACTCAGGAGTGAATGTACCCCACGCAAGTGTGGTATCAAACTCAGCATTGAATGTACCGTAGTCATCATTTAAGTTCTTAATAAAGAGGTCATCACGCTGTGGTTTCACACGGCCAAATACTTTTGTGTACACAGTTTGATACTTACCATCTTTAACACCGATTAATAATCTAACTTCATTGTTCTCAAGTAACTTAACCAAAGCTTTTACTTCAGTTACATCACCTTTAACAATCTTAGCTATACTGTCAAAGTAAGCTTCGTCGCCATTAGCAACGTTAGCCCACTGCTTAACAAAGTTAATAAGTGTTTCTTCGCCAGTTAGTGCTTTACGTAAACCTTCTTTCTTGAACCAATCATACTCAGGCTCACCATCAGACCAAGTAGACTGACCAATAGAGTTGATCCACTGGTTCTTACCTGTCTGCGATACGCGCTCTGATCCATTCATAAGAATATCAAACCTTGTAGTAAGATCTGCATTCTTAATCCAGAAAGTTAGTTTGAAATATTCCGTTCCATTTAAGTCAACGAAATAATTTGGGTCTTGTTTTACCATGATACCCAAGTCATGCAGCTCAGCCATAGTAGGATTCACTGCGATAACTTTAAAATTACCAAGTCCAGAGTATAATTTTACTCCACCACCTGATACTTCGACATTGCTGTCATTGCTTTTAATTGCCATAATAAACTAGTTTAATAATTAAAATTCATCTTCTTCACCATATGCACCTATAAAAGGATCTTCTTCTTGTAACTCAGGTGTAGCTTCCACAACCATAGATGCTTCTGTATGTACATCTTCTACAGGAATGCTAGTCTGGTTAGGATCTACAGCTGTATCATCTACAAAGTTGAAAGATAACTTACGGATCTTTCTAGCTTTCTTACCCTTCAATGTTGGGTGCTGGAACATCTGTGTTACTTCCCACTTTTCTAGACCATACTTCTCTTGGATACCTGTACGGTCAATGCCGTTGTCAAGATCTTCCAAGATCATAGATACTGTAATAGTGCTTGGTGTTTCATTTTTCTGCGTGACCTCGCCAGGATTGTTTGTGCGTGCTTCAATCATGATTTAAAATTTTACGCGGTTAATTAATCTATAAATATATCTGACCAATTTAAAGGCATGGTCTTACCTTTTAAGTGATTGCAACGTGAACCTGCAGTTACATCATCCATAGAATTAAATGAAATCATAGTTTTATCATCTTCTCTGTAGATATAACCAACAGCATCTGCGTTAGCGCATGTAATCTGCTTGATCTTACCAGTCAAATCAAGGTCCTTAACTGCAACCTCTTTGCCTTTCTTCTCAAGCATCTTATCCTTCAGGTGTCCAACTAGAATCACATGATCCGCTAGCTTGTTCAGTCTGTCTATCCATTTCTTGTAGGCTATACGTAAATATAAATAGCCAGCGCCGTTTGGCAATGATAGTACTGATGCACCAGGGTTCTTCTGTTCAAAGTTTTTACCCATAGGAGTTTGCATATATATAGTTTTAGCTTCAGCTTCACACCATTCCTCTAGTTTAGAGATAGTGTCAATAGCTACATACTTATATGGTTTTCCATCTTTCATAATAGCTTTACCAACCTCGGCAAGTTCTTTCAAGTTTGTAACCTTTACTTTCAAGGCATCAACCATATCTGAACCTTCTTCGAGATCAATAATCAAACAGTCTTTCAACTGCGATAATACTGTAGTCTTACCTATCTTAGGTGGACCATAGATTATCATGTTCTTAGGCGACTTACGGCTCGCCTTTACCACGGTTTTTGGTAGCTCCATTAGTTTCTTTCTTTAATATTAAACGTACTCATATCTGCTTCATAGCCAATCATACCAAGTAAACCATCACGATTCTTTTCCATATGGCATGCAAGCAGGCCTTGCGGATCTTCGCCGCAGTATGATTCTGTAATACCATACAAATCATAGGGACGATTAAGAATCATAACTACATGCGCATCTTGACCAATACTGTCACCACCAAACAAATCTGTTAGTAGTGGCTGGTACTGATTCTTAGCACGATGTTCTTGTTCTATGTTACGATTAAGCTGTGATAATAATATATTAATAACTCCAAGTTTTGATTGCATCCACATACAACCCTTGGATATTGTATTTAGTCTACGTAATTCTGTATCTTCATTACCACGTATCAAACGTGAATGGTCGAACAGATTAATTACTGTATGACTAGGATGCTGAGTAAATAGTTCCTCGTTTGTGTTCATAATATACTCCATACTACGAGGTATGTTATTGAAGTATATAGGATAGTTACCATACTTTTGTACTTTAGCTGCATAAGTTTTGAAGTCTATATCTGATAGCGGTGACTCTACTGACAACAGATCTGACATCTCTTTCTTTACATCTTTTGACGCACTACGCATTACCTGTTGGTAACCCGGCATCTCAAAGGTCCAGTATAATACTATTAGTTTCTTATCACTGTTTGTATCTAATACATCAAAGATAAGTTGATTGCTAAATGCTGACTTACCCACACCGGGACGGCCAGCTATCACATACATCTTGCCCTTCTGTAATCCACCTAAAAGATTCTTGTTTAGTCTTTTCCAAGACGTAGCTAGCACATTGCGCTTACCAAGTTTGGCTTGCTTTACAACTGCTATGGACTGATTAACAGCCCTATCTATTTTTTGAAACCCTCTAGTTTGGAATACATCAGAGCCGTCTTGTGATACGGTTTTCTGATTGTTCTGCATTCTCGTCTATATTTATATACTTTTCCCAAGTATGATTATTCAACCAAACTTCTAAGCCTTGCATATACTCTAGCCTATCTCGTTCTACTTTAAGTTGTACTTTTAATAACTTAATAATTTTATCATGTACAAACTTTTTAGTTCCAACGATTCTACTATACTTAGCTCTAGCTTTGTCATTTGATTTACAGTCAGGATCAGCTGCATGTAATATTCTAAACCCTCTGTTAGTTGATACTTTCATTGGGTATGTATTAATTAGTTCTGTAAACATCTGATCAAAATCACTAGAAAATAAATCTATAAACTCTTGGCGTATTACATGCTGCTCTGCACTATCCCCTAACTTTACAAACCCTTTGGATTGTAGATCTTCCCAGTTAACGTTTAGCTGTAAAGCATTTAATGTCTTAAACCCTTTTCTGTATATAGCATATAGTGCGAGATAATCATCTGCACTAATCTTATTTTCAAGTAATAAATTTATATCAATTTCTATTTGCATAGGCTTGTAAATTTACGAAAAATGTGCCTGATTAACAACTTAACCAGGTCACATTATCTAGATTTTTAACACTACTTTTTAGCCACTTTTCTTCTTGGCTATCCTTAACATATAGTATATGTATCTTACCTATCTTGCCCTCTTGATAGCGTATGATTCTACCCACACGTTGTATCATAGTTAAAGCTTTACTAGTTAGTCCACATATCACAGCCATAGTTGCATCAGCTACATCAAAGCCTTGGTTCAAAGCTTTAGTAGAACATAGCACAGGCTTATCACCTGACCTAAAATCTGCTAAGGCTTTTTCTCTTTGCTTTTTTGTTTTGCCACTATGGTATACGCTAGAAAATGTTTCTGTAGCATCAGCAAGTTTGTTTGTAAACTCATTACTACCACCAAACACAAGTATCTTTTCACCTATGTTTCTAATAACAATCTTCTGTAGCTGTGCAATCTTATTATCTGCATGATCTACTACAGCCTTACGCTGTCTAATAGATCTGTAGAACTGTGCAGCCGCTGCTTTGTCTTCATTACTAGCTGTATTCTTGCCTGCTCCCATAATATGTTTAGCTCTATCAAACGCACCAAACTGACCAAGACAATACTTAGCATATACAAATGTATTGTTTGCTTTTTTGTATTGTTCTTGTTCAACGTCAGTTAATTCAATAGGTATACATACAATCTCATAAGGAGAAACAAGTCCTAAGTCTACACATTTATCCAAAGATATTTTATATACAGTTGGAGCCATCTTAAATAATAACTCTTTGTATTCAAAATCTTC